CATGACGAACCATTTAATCAGCATGTAATGAATGATGGGACAGGAAATTTTTATGGTTGTATTTGTAAGTAATTAGTCTCGCTTACGATATAGTCTCACAAAGGATAACAAACATAGAGGCTCTCTTGGAGGAAAACACATATGATAGACGAAAAGAAAATCCACACGACACCCGTTGGTACTGCGAACTATCCGTACATTTTTACGGCAGATACGCAGTTTGAAAAAGCAGGAGTATTTTCTGTAAAGTTAATACTTACTGATGAAGACGCAAAACCATTTGTAAAACTGTATGAGGAAACTCTGAGAGCACGTCAAGAAAAAGAAAATACTGACAAGCGATCAGCACACAATCAATACAAAGTTTTAAAAGATGGTGGTATCGAGTTTAAATTTAAACTCAAAAACAAGGTAACAATGAGAGACGGAACTGACTTCGAGCAAAGACCGAAGATTTTAAATGCCGATAAAACTGTAGCGGAAGAACAACCCGTTTACAGTGGATCTAAAATGAAGATCGCCTTTCAAGCTGTGTCTTGGCACAATAACTTACAAGGAGTTGGAGTAACTTTACGAATGAAAGCAGTCCAATTAATTGAAGTTGTTTCAGAAAAACCTAACAAGTCAACTGAGTCCAAATCAGATTACGATTATGGTTTTAGCACAGAGAAAGAAGTTTCCAATGTACCTAGTGGGAAAAAACAAGAAACGGTTTCGCAAGAAGCCGACTTCTAGTTACCGTAGTGGGCTTGAAGAAAACGTTATTAATAATTTAAAACAAAGGAATATTAGTTTTAAGTACGAACAACGTGTTGTATGCTACTTCAAGCCCGCCACGAAACACAAGTACACACCTGACATAGAGTTAGAAAATGGTGTGCTTATAGAAATCAAAGGTTTTTTTAAACGAGAAGATCGGAAAAAACATTTGTTGGTTAAAGAACAACAACCAAGTTTAGATATTAGATTTGTTTTCGGTAATTCTAAAAACAAAATTTATAAAGGATCTAAAACGAGTTACGCAGATTGGTGTAACAAACATGGTTTTCTTTTTGCTGACAAAATTATTCCGAACGATTGGATAAACAAGGAAGGAATATGTTAGTTACAAAAACAAATGAAGAATGGCAAAAGATAGTAGAAAGAAAAGATGCTGAAATACAAGCTTTATATAAACGTATTAAAGATCAGCAAACAATTAATGACGCACACAAAAAGTTAAATGGTGTTCTGCAAACTGATTTAACAGAAGCAGAAACTAAAATTAAAAACATGGTAGAGGATCGTTTAAATGCTTCGAGAGGAGTATTGAATGGAGACTAAACATGAAGAAAGTGAATTTGTTAAACATTTACCGTGCACGAGTTGTACCTCTAGTGACGGAATGGCTCTCTACTCTGACGGTCACACTCATTGTTTTGTTTGCAACACTACTACTAGGAGTGATGGTAATAGCGTGGTGGCTACAAGCAGTGTTCGGGGCGATCTATTGCAAGGTAATGCAGTTAGTTTACCAAAAAGAAAACTTACTTTGGAAACCTGTAAGAAATGGGATTATAAAGTTGCAGAAGTTAACGGAGAGCCTGTTCAAGTAGCAACATACTACGACAAAAGTAAAAAACCTGTATTCCAAAAGTTAAGATTTAAGAACAAAGAATTTAAAACACTTGGAGATATAAACCAAGCTACACTATATGGCCAAAACCTATGGAGTGGGAACGGAAAGATATTGTGTATTTGTGAGGGCGAAATAGACACCTGTAGTCTATCTCAACTTTTCAATCATAAGTACAGTGTTGTTGGTATTCCTAACGGAGTTAACGGGGCAGTTAAGTCGTTAAAGAAGCAACTAGAATTTATTGAAAGTTACGAAACTGTGATCTTTTTTATGGATCAAGATGATGCAGGTCAAGAATGTGCCAAGAAGTGTGCAGAACTATTATCAGTAGGTAAAGCTAAAATAGCAAACTTTGAACTTAAAGACGTAAACGAAATGTTAGTTAACGGGTTAGGTTCTGATGTCATAAAAGCTATGTGGGAAGCTAAGACTTACCGACCTGATGGTGTAGTCGCAGGTGAAGAACTTTGGGAAGTAATTAAAAAAGAAGATGAAAAAGCTACTGCTTTTTATCCATACGAAGGACTTAATAGAAAACTATTTGGTATCAGAAAAAGAGAAATAGTAACTATATGTGGTGGTTCAGGAATTGGTAAGTCGTTAATGACTAAAGAGATTGCTTACTCTTTAATACAAAAAGGAAAAAGAATAGGAATTATTTCCCTTGAAGAAAGTTTAAAAAGAACTTGTGAGGGTATATTAGGATTACATCTAAACAAACCTATACACATAAATAGAGACGATGTATCTGAAACTGAATTAGAACAAGCATACAAAGAAACAATAGGTAATGGTAATGTATTTTTATATGATCATTGGGGATCTGTAGAAGAAAATACAATACTAAATAAGATTAAGTATTTTGCTAAAGCATTAGACATAGAATATTTATTTATAGATCACATATCAATTATTGTTAGTGGCCTTGAAACTAATGATGAAAGAAAAACAATTGATTTGTTAATGACAAAGTTGAGAGCATTAACAGAACAATTAAATATTGGTGTTATAATTATCTCACACTTAAAAAGACCAGAGGGTAACAAAGATCACACTGATGGTTTAAAAACTTCACTTGGACAACTTAGAGGTAGTGCGAGTATTGCTCAACTTAGCGATATTTGTGTGGGTGTAGAGAGATCACTTTCTGATCAAGAGAATGGAAAGAAAACTTTAGTTAGAATTTTAAAAAACAGATTTGCAGGTATCACAGGTATTGGAACAACACTTCAATACAATTCAGATACAGGAAGGTTATTAGAATATGAGCAAACCAATAATTTTTGATATAGAAACAGATGGTCTAAATCCATCTAAAGTACATTGTTTAGTCTTACAAAAAGATGATGAAGAAATTTCGTTCGTAGGACGAGATATACCGAAAGGTATTGATTTACTTGCTGACAATTTAATCGTGGGACACAACGTTATTAAGTACGACCTTCCTGTACTGAAACGTTTGTATGACTATGATCACAGCCCTGATCTAGTCCACGACACTCTATGTTTAAGCCGTCTAATCTACCCTGACATAGCGAATAGCGTAGATTATAAGTTGTTAGCAAGTGATCGTATTGAACGATCTACTGTCGGTAAACACAGTTTAAAAGCATGGGGTCAAAGATTAAATTTTCATAAAGGAGATTTTGCAGAGGTGTATAGCTTTGATACATTTACACCTGCTATGCTTGAATATTGTATTCAAGATGTAAAACTAACTTCACTACTTTATAAAAAATTATTAGAAAAAGGATTTAGTCAAGAGAGTATTGACCTAGAGCATGAAGTAGCAAACATATTAAAATTACAAGAAGAAAAAGGTTTTGGATTTAACGAAGAAAGAGCAAAAGAATTACATGCTAAATTATTAGGTCGTACACACGATCTTAAATTAAGTTTAGAAAATAGGTTTCCTGATTGGCAAGTTGATCTTGGAGAGTTTGTACCAAAAGTTAATAATAAAAAACTTGGTTACAAAAAAGGTGTAGCTATTAGAAAATCTAAAACAATGAAGTTTAATCCATCTAGTCGTCAACACATATCAAATAGACTTATAGAATTAAGAAATTGGAAACCTAAAAAGTTTTCTGAAACAGGATTACCAATCGTAGATGAAGAAACATTAGGTCATTTAGATTATCCCGAAGCAAAAGAATTAAACGAATACTTATTAATAGAAAAAAGATTAGGTATGTTAAGTGATGGTAAACACGCTTGGTTAAAAGTCGTTAAGAATGGCCGTATACATACTAATTATATAACGAACATAACAACAGGCAGAATGAGTAGTAGGTCGCCTAATTTACAGCAAGTACCTAGTGTTCATTCTCAATACGGCACAGAGTGTCGTAGTCTTTTTACTCCCTCTATTGGTTATGTACTTGTAGGGTGCGATGCGTCAGGCTTGGAGGCTCGATGTCTCGCACACTACATTTATAATTACACTGGTGGTAAAGAGTATGTAGATTTAATATTAAATGGCGACATACATACTTACAATCAAAAGAACTTAGGTTTAAGCAATCGTAACCTTGCGAAGACAATTCTCTATGCAGTTTTGTATGGTGCGAGCTCACGGAGAGTTATGGAAATACTTGATTGTTCTATGAGCCAAGCAAAAGAAGTATTAGATAAATTTTATAGAGTATTACCTTTCTTACAAGAAATTAAAAATGACATCATTGAAAAGTTAGAAGGTGTTGGTCATATAAAAGCAATAGATAAAAGAATACTTACAATAAGAAGTAATCATTCAAGTTTAAATGCTTTGATCCAAAGTTGTGGGGCTATACTTATGAAAAAAGCATTAACTATACTTTGGAATAAATTAAAAGGTATGGACGCATTTGTTATAGCAAACATACATGATGAATTTCAAATAGAAGCAAGACCTGAAATTGCAAATGAAGTAGGAAAGTTAGCGGTAGAAAGTATCAAAGAAGCAGGGGAACATTTTAATTTAAGAGTACCATTAGGAGCTGAATACCGTGTTGGTAAGAGTTGGGCGGAAACCCACTAATTTAAAATGGAGAAAGTGGGCTTCAAATTCTTTATGCAACCAAAGAAAACGTCAGGGACACGATTGCGGTTTAACAATAGACGAGTTGATAATATTAACTCCAAGTCATTGTCCTTGTTGTGGAACAGTATTAGTACCACAAGGAAAACAAAACAACTCGCCATCAGTAGATAGATTAGATGCAACAAAAGGTTATGAGAAAGATAATATATGGATCATTTGTCATTCTTGTAACACCAAAAAAGGAAACACAAAAAGTCCAACCGATCTGTATAAAATTGCAGATGCTTGGTGGTCAAAATTAAAGGAAATCAAATGCAAGTTATTATAGTCTTACATGACAAAAAGGATAGCAAAGATAAAATAGAATACAGTATCTTTGAAAAATATTCTGATACAGAAACACCTGAAGACATGCTTAATAGTCCTGCTGTTCAAGTAGGATCAATACTATCTGGTTTCTTAAAAACAATAGAACAACACGGTGCTTATATGAGTGCATTACCTTTAATAGAAGCCCAAGAAAAAGAATTTGACGAAGCTGATTTTAGAAAGAAGATTAAAAATCGTGATGGCAACGTCATACATGTAAATCTAAACACAATTAAACCAAAAGGAAATGGATAATGAGTACACTGTTAGTTGACGCAGATGTTGTAGCTTACCAAGTAGCTTTCTCAACAGAAGAAGCTATTAGATGGGGCAAGGAAGAAGATGAATATGCAATATGGACTTTACATAGTGATGAATTAGATTGTGTAAGAAAAATTAAAGATTATTACAATACGTTAGTACAAGATACTCAATGTAAAGAAGTAGTATCTGCATTTAGTGATAAAGATAATTTTAGAAAAGAAATATACCCTGATTATAAACTAAATAGAACAAAACAACGTAAACCATTAACTTTAGGTTTTTGTAGAGAATACATATCTAAAAATTATAATGGTTTTGTAAGACCTAGATTAGAAGCTGATGACATACTCGGTATATTAGCTACTTCTAATATTATTAAAGGTAATAAAATTATTTGTAGTATTGATAAAGACTTAAATCAAATAGCAGGTTTACATTACAATCCTACATTAAAAGAATTTTATGGCATAACTAAAAAACAAGCTGACTATAATTTTTATTATCAATGTCTTGTTGGAGACGCTACTGATAATTACAAAGGTGCTCCTACATACGGAGAAGTTAAAACTAAAAAAACTTTAGATAGAAAAAAGAATTTATGGAAAGTCGTTAAGGACTGTTACAAACAACAAGGTTTAACAGAAGATGATGCGTTAGTACAAGCTCGGTTAGCTCGTATATTAAGAAACACTGATTACGATTTTAAAAAGAAACAACCAATACTATGGAGTGG